AGCAGCAGTCTTGCCAACCATTCCACTCAACTGTTCACGGATTATTGATCTAACCACCTCTTTAGTGGTGTTCCTAACATTACCATTACGAGACTTTGACTTACGACCTTTTCCAGAGTAACCAGCTAAGAGTTCCTCATAACTAACGGAACCGGAAGCAGTTTCTTTACCCATTGGAATAGTATAACGAGTCAAAGCAGCAGAAGCCAAGTCAACCCCACTTGGGTTGTTATGGCGGGGATAACGTAATTGGAGAACACGTCTACCATTTGGGAGCACTCTGATACTAGATCGAAGCGCAGCATCCAATGGAGCACAGATTTGTCGGTTGTTCTCCTCCAGGTCTCCGACGATTTCGCTACCACCCCCGACCACGAGAGACCAATCTCTCGAAAGGGTAGAGCTAGGTGCTTGACCACCTTCTTTTTTATTTTCCCCAGCAGCGTCAAGAATTGCCGGGTACATGAATGAGAAGTTGCTACATAGATTGAAACTCCCTTCACCTTGCGGATCCAGTACAAACTAACGGCCATGTTACCGTTTCGTTTAAACCCGATTTAGAGGCGCGGGAAGGACATTACATCCATACGCCATCCCTCTACACACCGACTGTGTTTTAGTTTGAGGTACAACAATTTTGCCTTGCCTGTCTTGGAACAGAATACTCAGCATATAATGCTCCGTGGGGCCTCCAGCTTCCTCGCAAAGCGTTCTCCAGGATAGAGGCTGCCAACGGGTTTACGGCCAAATCACAAGTAACCATAAACGTTTCTTTCCTTCATCCGCCTAGTTAAGTTTTGTTCTTCTCTAATCCCCTATTGTATTTCCATATCGCCTAAGAGGCGCTTGCCTCACCGTTTGCTAGCCGATCAATTAAGAAAGGCATCGGTGTCCACAGGGCCAACCTGCCGGAAACCATCGCCGAATATGGGAGTGGCCGTAAGTAAGAATAGAGAAGAAGGATCAAAACTAGCCTTCAGATAATTTTACATCTACCGGAACCGGATAGTAGACAACCTCGTAAAAACGAGGGCTCCCCAACGCCTATCACAGCCAGGAAATGAATCCCAGCTCAAGGCTAACCAAGAAGAGCTCAATGACGAACCAAAGCGCCTGCGAACCAATTAAGGATACTACGCCGCTTGAAGGTTGCAAAGCAGGAGAGGCCGGTTACCACCAATCCTGGAAAAACTCACGATTCAC